TAAGGGGCGGCCTAAAAACCGCCCCTTTTTTTATGCACTAAGAATTAAGAACTATGAGAGACTTTAAGGTAATAATCATCGCATACGGATACAGAACAAGCTTTACAGTTAAAGCTGAAGACAACGCTGAATCTATTGAAAACGCAATAGTTGACAGACTTGGAGATTCTGATATAAAATGGGAAAACGGTGGATTTTATTCACTAACTAAAAAATGGATTACCTATGAGGAGGTCCTAGATGGAAACACTACAAGACCTATACAAAGCAAAAAGGTCCTTGGAGTTGAAGTGGGAACAGCACCATCTCAATTCGGGTAAGTATACACTCGATATGGTTAAGATTGACCATAGAGTTAGAGAAGTAATCTCTAAAATTAAGATGGCTGAGGCTAAGCTAGCACACCATGTTAACAAAGTTGACGACGCTGCCCCCAAAGTTTCAGTAGCTACTTAGTAAAAAGCTACATCGCTGAAATCGTACTTTCTTATAAGGCTCTCTTGCACTCTATCAAAATCTGCTATATATCTTAATCACTATACAATTAATTAGAACATAGACGCGGTATAGTCGACGGCCTAGAGACTATGTTCGATAACTAGGAGGATATAATTATGGCAAACACAACGTTTAATGGTCCGGTACGTTCGGAGAACGGATTTGAGGCTATTACAAAAAACACATCTACGGGTGTGGTAACTAAACTTGCTGATTTGTTTTCTGCGAATAAAGCTAATACGACAGCTGCTTCAAGAGGCGGAGCGTTATTACTTAATTCGATAGCAACAGACAGTTTTACAGTTCAAACATATCAAGCTACAGTTACGATTGCTTCAGGAGCTACAAGCGGAAATGAAGCATCTATCGGAATGCCTGATAACTTTTTACCAATAGCGGTAATGGTTACAGTAGATGTTGCAGCAACAAATGCTGTGAACTTACAAGACATTGGAGTTCAAGCTGACACTGATGACTATGTTGATGGTATAACAGTGGCTGTTAACTCAACTGGATTCAAAGGAATCTTCGGTTGTAACGGTCTTAGAGGTATTTCTGGAACTGACGGCGCTTTAACAACTTCTGATGAAGTTGCGGCGGTTGTTAACAGTGACCCAGGAGCATCTGGTGTAACAATGACTTTAACATTCGTTGGAGTTGTTGGATCACAAACTTTAGATTTAGCTATCTAATTTAATTATGCGGGTGGGAAACTTTGAGACTTTTTGATCTCAATACCCACCCGCACCAATAAGGAGAAAATATGTACCAAGTTGATATAGCGAACACAAACGTAACTACTGAAAATAAAACTGTTGTTGCAGGAAGAGCGAGAGCTTATGGTGTTGTATTAAATACAACAGGAGCTTCAGGAGACTTTCACTTAAAAGATGGTGGTGCTTCAGGAACTGTAAAATTTAAATACAAAACTACAGGCACAGCTACGACTACGTTACCAATTGTTATTAATTTTCCACAGCCAATTCTATTTACTTCAGATTTGACAGTGGCGTTTGTAACGGAACACGTAACTGTTTGCTCTATATTTCATAGTGGCGGAAATAATACGTAGGGGGCTAGGCAATGGCCAATACTACTTCAGGCACTAATGTTTTTGAGAAAACATTTTATATAGATGAGATAATCGAAGAGTCTTATAATCGAATAGGACAATTCGATATGAGCGGCTATAATCTAAAAACTGCTCGAAGATCTTTAAATATTTTATTTTCTGAATGGGGAAATAGAGGCCTTCACTATTGGGAAGTAGCAAACACAAATATCACTTTGGTAAATGGAACTAACGAATACGTTTTGTTTAGATCCACGGGCGACGGTAATTCAAACGGCGTAACTACTACGTTATCCGCAGCCATTACTACTACATCACAAACCACAGGAATTACACTAGCTTCAAAAACAGGAATGCCAACTTCAGGTACAATTAATGTTGGTTCTGAAAATATTAGCTACACAGGATTTAACAGTTTAGAATTAACAGGAGTTACAAGAGGAGTAAACGGAACAACAGCTGCTACTCACAGTAACGGAGCTGCAGTAACTAATTTTGTAAATGGCGCTGCTGAAATTTTAGAAATGTCTTATAGGAATTCATCTAACGTTGATGCACCTTTAGAAAAAATATCTAGATCTCAGTATCAAGCTTTATCTAATAAAACTGCAACAGGTCAACCATCACAATATTATATTCAAAGATTAATAGATAGAATTATAATTAGATTATATTTAACACCTAGTAATACTGAAAATGGAAACGTAATTAATTTTTGGTATGAACAAAGAATACAAGATTCAGGTGCTTACACTAATGCAACAAATGTACCGTATAGATTTGTTCCATGTATGTGTGCAGGTTTAGCTTATTATTTAAGTTTAAAATATGCACCGGAAAAAACACAAAATTTAAAACTATTATATGAGGATGAGTTGAGTAGAGCTTTGGAAGAAGATGGTTCGTCTACAAGTACGTACATCTCTCCTAAAACTTATTACCCAACAACTTAATTATGAGTAATTTATCAAAAGGAAAATACGCATTATTTATTTCTGATAGATCAGGATTAGCTTTTCCTTATCGAGAAATGGTAAGAGAATGGAATGGTGCTAGAGTTCATACTTCTGAGTTTGAACCTAAACAACCACAATTAGATCCTAAACCTTACACAGCAGACCCTCAAGGTTTACCTCATCCGAGACCTGCAAGAGTAGAACCTCCAACTGTAGATTTTTTAAACGATAATCCTTTTACAACTATTGGATCTTCAACTTTAGTTACTGTGGCTCAAACAAACAGCACAATGTTAACAGACGATGCTGTAAGATTTCAAGCTGTTAAAAGTCCTGTCGGAGGAGTTACAACAAACACTCTACAATTAGGAACAACATTAAATGGAGATATTACAACAACAGCTAATACAATAATTTTAAATGACGCTTCTATTTTTCCAACTTCAGGATTTGTGGTGATTGAAAAAGTTCACGCTCAAGATGGTACAATTGATGCTGGAAGAATTGAAGATGAAACTGTTCAGTACACAGGAGTTTCAGGAAACAGTTTAACAGGCTGTGTTAGAGGAACAGCTGCTCCGTTTAGAGGAAAAACTCCACCAAACACAACAGCTAGAACTCATTCAAGTGGGGCTAAAATTTTTGGAAGTTATAAAATAACTATGATTGAAACTTCTATTCCTTACACAGGACAGCCATCAACTTTACCTAGAACCAATAGTTTTACTTTCAATTTAAAATCTAACGCAACATCAACAGAAACGGGAGGCGGTCTTGAAGTTTTGGTAGGACCTGTTAATGTAAGAGCATGACATACGATGAATTAAAAACAAAAATTAGAGACTATACAGAAGTAGACAGTAATGTTTTTACTGATACTATTATAAATGGTTTTATTGAAGATGCTGAATTTAGACTTTTAAGAGAAGTTGATTCTGACAACAATAGATTTTATGCTACAGCTACTTTGACTGTAGATCAGAGATATGTTCAAACTCCTGATGATCTTTTAATAGTCAGATCTGCTCAAATTGTAGACTCAAGTGGTGTAGGAGCAGGTACTGAAAGAGACTTCCTAGACTACAGAGATACCAATTTTATGGCAGAATATAACAAATCTGATGCTACAGGAGTTCCAAAATACTATAGCTACTGGGATGAAGAGCATTTGGTTTTTGCCCCGGTCCCTAATGCTACTTACTCAATTCAATTAAATTATATCTTGAAACCCCAAGGATTATCTAGTACAAATACTACTACATACCTAAGTCAAAA